CCAGGCGCATAGCCTCTGCCAGCAGCAGCTCATGATCCTTCTCAACCCAGGCCTGGCTCGGGTAGGGCATCTGAGCGAGCGAACGGGGCACGTCTGAGACGACTTTCAGCTGCCCGTCCTCCAGGTAGAAGTAGTAGCCGATGAAGAGGAAAGCCTTGATATCCAAGGCCTCCTTGAGAGTGTTCACTTCTGCAAAGTGGTAACTCTCCAGGCGAACCTTGAAACCCAAGCCCTCCCCGACCTCCTGCAGAAGCTTGTCAAGCGCTGCCTCGTCCATAAAGGTAGAGGTGTCAGCGCGGGCCAGTACGCGGTGGATGAGGATCTCCATCAACATGTCGTTCACCTTGCTCTGCAAGGGCATGCCAGAAGGTCCGGCGTGCTTCATCCGCACAACAGCTCCTCCTACAAGAGCGACAGTCCTCTCCCTTGCCAAAGAGTACCACAGGTTTGCGGCCACAGCGTCTATGCGCTCCAGCCGCTCGCGGATGCTCTGGTGAACGGCGAGGGTTGCGTCAGCATGCTGAGTCAGGTCAAATGAAGAGCAGTCCAAAGCGAACTGCACGACACCGCCTGGCACCTTGACCACCACCCACGAATCGTCTCCCACGTGCACGTATGCCTCCCCAGAGCTGGTCAGCTGGCCTTCCAACGCTTCGACCAAGCGGCTGGCGCCTCCCCTTGTCAGGTTGACGCCGATTCCAGAATGGTACTGGATGCCGTTGTCGATGTTGAGAGCCTGCTTCTCCATCACCTGGGTGGCCACCTGCATGTTGAGCACCACCTGCCTTGGGAAGGCGTTGTAAAAACGTAGCATCGCCTTCGCAATCTTGTCAAGCTTGTAGTAGTCCCCCTTCGTCTTCCCCTTCAGCAGCCACAGCTCGGGCCTGACCTCCTCTTGCTCTCTGACCCAGTCAAAAAGCGCGCGGGGGCCATATGCCTTCGCATGAGCCACCGCATCATGCCGAATCTCCTTAGCCAGGCCATACACCTTGTTTGCGGTGAATTCGTCCTTCAACTTGCCTCCCACAGGGTAGCCGTTGTCAGAGTTCAAGTTCACACGCATGTTCTTGTCCGCTGTCTCATCAAAGATAAGCGGGAAAGGCTTCAGCTGATCCCGATCCAACCCCTCCAGCTCGAGGCCACACCGGTACGTTGCAACGCGTACCTCCTCGACCGTAGGGGGTTCCTTCACAGTTGAGCCCTTCTTCGGGTAGTACTCCCTCAGCCTGTTCAAGCTGTAGGTTGTCCCTCCCGACACAGAAACAGTAGCCTTGGCACGTTCTGCCACCATATGCTTGGCCAGAAACGGAAACTTGTCCGAACTGTCAGGCAATTGGCGGTAAACCTTATTCCTCAGCAGATGTGCATGCGCAGACCTGATCCTGGGCACTATCTTACCAGGCTGCGCCGTGGCATAGGCCTTCTCCGCCTTCTGGTGTACCTCCGGAATCACCGTAAGGTGCTTCGGAATCACCACATTGCGGCA